CCGGTGCAGGATTTCTTTGCCGTCTGCCACCTGGCGGCGGGCTTGTGTTGCCAGGCGGTGGCGGCCAGGGACAGCCGGAGCAGCGACAGCACGATCAACGCCGACTCGGTGGACCACAGGACACGGGGCGACATGTTCGCCAGCCGGGCAAAAGAGTTCATCAAGATGTACGAACGGCACCTGGGGATCGGCGCGGCAGGAGATGATGGCAAGTCAGTGCAGGCGGCGGGGGCGTTCGTGGACTGGGACACGGAGCCAGGCTGGCCGACCGGAAGGCAGTATATCTTCCACGGGAAGGGGACAAGGTGAATGCTCTGACTATCATCACCGCTTGCTCCCGATCTGAGAATTTGCCAGCCCTGGCGGAGTCTATCGGGCCTGGCAAGGCTTATTTTAACCTGGCCTGGTTGATCAGCGTGGATGGCGGAGAATATCCAGAGAGCCGGGTTGGGAACGCTCAGAAGAACCAGGCCCTGGAGCATATTGGCAACGAAGCGGAGTCGTGGGTCTATTTCCTGGATGACGATAACCTGATCCACCCCAAATTCTTCCCGGCGATCGCTCAGGCCATCCACGATGGCCCAGGTCGGCGAGGCTTCATTTTTTCCCAGGATTGCAATTTATTTATCCGCAGGGCGAGCCCTGAGACGGTGCGGGTGGATCGGATCGATCTGGCGCAGTTCGTCTTGCGGCGAGATTTGATCGGGTCATGGCGATTCAATTTGCCGGCCTATAACTCGGATAGTTGCCTGATCGAAGGGTTGTTCCAGGAGCATGCCGAGGAATTTACTTTTATCGACCAGGTACTTTGCTATTACAACAGGTTGAGATGGCCAGAATCAGTGATTGTCCAGTAGAGATATTCCAGTACGAAAGCGAGCTGTGGCGGATGTTGGAAATCTACCGCACCCTGCGGCCGCGCCGCGTGCTGGAGATCGGCTCACTTTATGGAGGCACGCTGTGGTTCTGGATGCAATACTCTGAGCCTGGCGCGGTGATCGTATCCGTCGACCTGATCGTTCCAACCATCGATCATCGTTTCGGTGAAATCATACGCTGCCAGGCGCTGTGGCAGCCCTGGGCAGAAGCAGCGCAGGTAAATCTGGTAACGCTGCATGCAAATTCAAACGAGGCCGCTACAGTGCGGCAGGCAGCCAGGTATGCGCCGTTCGATTTCGTCTTTGTGGATGGAGGGCATGACTACGAGACGGTGCAGAACGATTACGAGAAATACTGGCCACTGGTGCGCCCAGGCGGAATGATGGCGTTCCACGATATCGCCTACCCAGACGAGAATAAGCCGCACCAGATCGATGTGGGGCGCTGGTGGCGAGATCTTAAGACGAATGGGCATTGCCCGATGGCCTGGCTGCGAGAGCTGTTCGATCACGACGGCCAGGATGACTGGGGTATCGGAGTGCTTATGAAGCCATGGCCATGGGGAGTTGTCCAGAATGCTTGAGCTGCATATCGATATGCGGGAGATCATGGGCTTCGCCAAAGCGCTGGAACAGGCGCCGGGCATGGTGGCCGAAGAGCAGCGCCTGGCGATGCGGAAGAGTCTAGACGTGCTGGAACAGACGATTGTGCCCCGGACTCCGGTCGGAGTGAGCGGCAACCTGCGCGGGAGCATTGCGACGGAGGTGCGCGGGACGCCGGCGAACTTGCAGGGCGAGATATTCACGCCATTGATTTATGGCTTGCCTGTGGAGTATGGGCGCAGGCCAGGCAAGCAACCGCCGACGGCGGCGATCGAGTTGTGGGTGGTGCGCAAGCTGGGGGTCCCGGCCGGGAGAGAGGCGCGCTCGGTGGCGTTTGTGATCGCCCGGGCAATTGGCCGGCATGGGACAAAAGGCGCGCATATGTTCGAGGAAGGCTTCGACGCAGCCGAGCCGATTGTGGTGCAGATCTGGGAAGGGCTGCCAGATAAGGTATTCAACCGCTTGGCAAGGGCATGACGTTGGAATGTTAGAACGTTGAAACGTTAAGAGATGAAATATGAGTGTAGCAAGCATCCGGACTGACATTTATACGATTGTTGCCGCGGTGACGAATATCGGGCTGGTCTACGACCGGCTGCGTTATACGGACGAATGGTCGAAGTACATGGACCTGTTCAAGACCACGGTCAGCGGTTTAACCCAGGTGCGCGGCTGGGTGGTTAGCTATGATGGGATGTCACAGGAAGTGGCCGAGATGAGCCCGAATGCCTTCCGGGCGCATCGTTTCAAGGCGCGGGGCTATATGAGCTTCGATGACAGCGCGGAGAGCGAGAAGACGGCGGCCAACCTGGCGGAGGCGGTGTGCAACGCGCTGGACGATGCAGCCACGCTGCATGGAGGCAGTTATTACGACGCCTCCCAGGCGGAGATTGAATTCTTCGAGCCGAGGATGTTTGGCTCGGTACTGTGCCATTATATCGAGATTGGGGTGACGGTGACGGAGTTCAGGGCCTGATAAAGGATAAAGGATGAGGGATGAAGGATGAGTGAGTACGAGGGTTGCTATGTGAAGCTGGCGGAGGATGCGACGTTCTGGCTGGTGGAGGATGGGGAGCGGCGGGCGATGGCCTCGGCGGAGGAGATGCTGAGGAATGGCCTGCGCATGGTTGTAACTGTGACAGCGGAGGAGATGGAGGCGATCCCGATCAAGGGAACGCGGAGGTCACAGGGTGGAGCTATTTCTGTTGGATTGCACGTAGAGAGAGAGGGTAGAGAAGTATTCATTCCCCATTCAGATAAAGAAGAGGAGAAAGAGGGATGAGGATCCTGATCGCCGCGCCAGGGCATAGCGTGTCAACGGTGGATGTTTACACAGGCTATATGAACGCGCTGAAAGCCATGGGGCATGAGGTGAGCGGGTTCGACTATCACTTGCGCCTGGCGTTCTATGATGTGGCGATCGAGGCCTGGCTGAAGCGCAACGAGAACTTCAAAGCCGGGCCGGCGGAGAAATTCTTACTGGCTTCGGAGGCGCTGGCGATCGAGGCGATCGATTTCGTGCCGGACGTGGTACTGGTGATCTGCGGGCTGGCGCTGCACCGGCGGGCGCTGATCCTGCTGAAAAGCATGTTGATCCCGGCGGTGCTGCTGCTGACCGAGTCGCCGTACCGGGATTACGAGCAAGGCATCATGGCTAAGAAAGGCCCTTATGCGGGCGTGCTGACCAACGATAAGATCAGCGTGGATTATCTGCGGGAAGCGACCGATTTACCGATTGAATACCTGCCGCATTCCTACGACTCGACCAGGCATTTCCCGGTGGAAGTAGGAGCGGAGTACCAGAGCGACGTGTATTTCTACGGGACGTGGTGGCCGGAGCGAGGGAAATTGATGGAGTCGCTCAGAACACATAATAACGGTTATCAATTCAAGATCAACGGGCCAACGCCACGCGTGGCTGGCAAAGACATCGTGGGAGTCGAAGAGCAGGAGACGCCGCGCCTGCTGGATAACGCGGAGCTGGTGCGGAATTACTGTGGAACGAAGATCGCCCTCAATCACCACCGGACGATTGTCGGGAAGGACAGCGCGGGCGAGGAGCTGCACATCGACGAGGCTTACAGCCTGGGGCCAAGGGCTTACGAGATCGCAGCCTGCGGCGCGTTCCAGCTGTGCGACGACAGGCGGCCCGAGCTGCGGGATGTGTTCGGAGACAGCGTGGCGACTTATGCGGATGGCCAGGAGCTGCTGGCCAAGGTGGAATATTACCTGCGCCACGAGGACGAGCGTAAGGCGATGGCGGCTACAAGCCTTCACAAAGTTCAGGCTTGTAGCTTTGAGAAGCGAGCGGAGACAGTTTTAGTCCCGTTCATAGAGGAAATTCTGAAGAGAGGAGATTGACATGGGAGTACCAATCACAGGCCAAAATGGGTTGATCTATATGAGTGGCACCGAAATCACGGGCGCCAACGAATGGTCGCTGGATATCTCTCAACCAACGTTTGAAACGCCGCAGTTCGGCGACACTTCCAGGCGAAAAGTGACGCTGCTGTCAGACTGGAGCGGGTCAGTAAATGCCTGGCTGCACCAGGACAGCAAAGTGATCACGAACGCGGCATTGGCTGGCGTATCGGTGGCACTGCTGATCTACCCGACCAGGCTCGACCTGACCGACTATTTCAGCGGCAACGCTATTTTTTCCGCCAGCCTGGGCGGTGGCGCCACTTCGGGAGTCAGCCGGAACGCGACCTTCGAAGGCGACGGCAATCTGACGATTACCGGGTTTTCGTAACAGGAATGGGCACGGGTTGAACGTAGTTCGCCCCGTGCCCCGACGATGGGAGGAAAGATGGCGAAGGCTAAGGCGCAGACTACGCAGTCGCAGACTGAGAAGTCTGAGGATAAACGGCCAGGATATTACGAGTCGGACGTCGAAGGTTACCCTGGGCACATCCAGTTTCCCTATCCGCTGATCCTGCCCCAGTTCAAATCGTGGTGGAAGATGGCGATCGAGCCGCTCAAGACGCTGTCGAAGCTAGATTACGAGCATTTCGACGCGGAATGGCAGGGAGCGAAGGTGCTGCTGACGGAGTTCGGCGAGTGGGCGGTGGAGGGAGTGCCGGTTGGGGAGGCCAAGGCGGACCGGGTGCCGCTGGAGGTGATGAGCTGGGTGGTGGATTGCGCCGATGATTATATCGGGCCGCAGCTGTCGGAAAAAAAAGCGCGTTTGCTGTCTACCGTTTCCTAACTGGCGAGGTAGGCGGCAAACCCTGGTCGCTGGAGCTGGCAGAACAATGTATGGACATGGCGGCGGGCACGATGCTGAACATGCCGTTCGAGGGGCCGGTGATGGAGCAGCCGGATTTCATCATGCGGGCGATGATGATAGCGCGCAGGTGCTGGGTGGTGCACGCCTACAAGCCGGCCAACCGCATTCCATATGATGGAGCCGATTTCGAATTCACGGAATGGTTCCTACCGGAGGATTATAAGCCGGTGAGCGCGGTGCGATATGACAGTGAGGCAGTAAAGGATTTGAAGAAGAGTCTGGAGCAGAGTGAATGACATTCAATGTGACGCTGAAAACGCTGATGCCGCTGATTTATTCTGTCGATCAGGAGACGTAAGTGGCTGAGCGACGACTTAGAGCACTCATCGAAAGCAAATATGATGCACGGGGCACTGACCAGGCCGCGCGCGACATGAAAAATTTGGGGGCGACCGGCGGCCAGGCAGCGCAGGGAGTCGGCAAAATGTCGAAAGCCGCCGGCGGCCTGCTCAGCAGCTTTGGAGGTCTGGTAGCGGGGGGAATCTTGCTGGCGGCGGGCCGGCAGGTCGTTCAATTCGGGGCGGCAGCGATTGCGGCATCGTCGAGAGTCGAGGAGATGAGCTCGAAATTTTCCGTCGTTTTCGGCGAGGCGGCGCCGCAGGCCAGCAAGGCGCTGGAGGAGTTCGGGGCAGCGGTCAACAGAAGCAGATACGACCTGCAGGAAATGTCAGCGACGGTTCAGGATACGTTCGTGCCGTTGGGATTTTCGCGAGACGTGGCTGCCGATATGTCGGTGACCCTAACTAAATTAGCGACCGATGTGGCAAGTTTTAATAATTCGCTTGATGTCGATGTGATGCGCGACTTCCAATCGGCGATTGTCGGAAATCACGAGACGGTCAGAAAATATGGGATCGTGATCAGCGAGGCGACGATCAAGCAAGAAT